AGTTAACTCCTCCACCGCCTGCTCCACCGCCACCGCTACCTCCACCACCTATAACAACTGCGTATACCCAAGTTATACCAGCAGGAATTGTTACAGAGGTTCCAGATGTAATAGTTTGCTGTAAAGTTAAATCGCGTGGCGCAACTACGCTAGAAGCTGCTAAAGGAAATGTTGTTGATGCCATTAGACTATCTCCACCCCACTAATGTGAATTGTTACTGCAGTTGTTGAAGCTCCACCAGTAATTATCTTTACTGGGTTATTTGCAGGAATAACTTGTTTCATATCAAAAGTTGCTACAGAGTTAGCAGCAATGTTTACTGTAGGTAATAAATTAACACCATCAATAGCAATGGTTACTGTAGAAGTAGATGCTGCTGTATTAGAAACTACTATATTTGTAACAACAGTTGATGTTGCAATAGTTGGTACTGTATAAAGTGTTGTTGATGTTGATGTGGTTGCTGCTCCACGGAACAGCGCCCTAGTTGTTGTAGCCATTAATTACTACCTTTTCTATTAGTAAGCGCCCATAAGACACATAAGGGATATATCTAGTTCTTTACTATCTGCATCAAGTTGCGTATAAGCAACTGATTGAAGTTTTGTTAATCCAACAATAGTTGTTACAGCAGATGTACCAACTGTTGTTGAACCAAGAGTAATGCTTGACCATGATTCAATAGTTCCATTTGTTGATAAAAATTTATTAGTGTTTGCAGTTTGTGATGGAAGTGAATAAGGAATAACTGGTGCCCAACGAAGTCCAGTACTTGTTGTTGAATCAGCTTTTAAATAATAACCATCGGCACCAACAATAAGAGTGCTTTGTGTATTGGTACCAGTACCAATAATCATGTCGCCTTTGGCAGTAAATGATGATGTAGTTAAACCATTAGAAAGATTAAATTGAGAAAGTACCATTACTTCAATAATGTCATTAACAAGCATTGGTGCAATACCAGTAATACTTGTTCCATTAGTTGCTGTGTAATCTGTACCACGGACAAGAAGCACACCGTTTAAATAAAATAATTCAAAACCTGCTACATAAGATAATGTTTGTCCGTTTAAATCTGTACCAGATATAGTTGTTTGACCACTGGTTGCTGTATATTTGTAACGAAATATTTGCGCTCCAGTTACAATATTGCCCCATGATGTACCACTCCATACTTTCATCAATACAGCAACGGTGTCAAAGTAGAGAGTTCCAACTACAAGCGTGCCACCAGCATTATCTGTTGTAGGTGCAGATGCATAGGCTCCAAGATATACAGCGTTAAATCCAGTAGCAGATGCAACTTTTGCATCTACGTATGATTTAGGTGTAGCAGATGTAAGGGTAAGTCCAGAACTTACAAGACCAGTAAGGGCAGAAATGCTAGTAATAGTACCGCCATTAATTGTTGGCGTAGTAAGTGTTGGGCTTACAAATGTAGCAGTACTGGCTGTAAATGAACCAGTAAAAGTTTTATTACTAAGAGTTTGATTTTTTAATGTTCCAACTACATCGCCTTCGCCAGTAACAATTCCGTGTACATGGCTATCAACATTGTTAAGTAAAGCAGTATCGGTATCAACACCGCGAGCAGATATATGTGTTTGTAATTCTTTAAACTCACGGGCAGATACACCATGGCGAACAGATACACCAGCAGCGTGTGCTACTGCAGGAGTATTATCTTGACCACGCACCATGTTAAGTGCTGTTCCAACACCTCCAGTAACAGTAACTACTTCTTCTTTAGAAGTATCTGGAGCAATAATAAGTGTGTACGGATATGTTCCTGGAAAACCGCTAATGGATAAAACAGATACGCTTGTTGTTACATCGCCAGTTGAAGCTGCCGACATTGAGCCATTGAGTGTAGTCTGAACTGCAGTAGCGGAATAATTCCGCTTTCGTGTGCCTGGGTCGCCTGCTGCCATGGTTTACCTATCTTTGGTAGTGGGAACGAATTGGGTACTGACGGCGTAAATTGTCAGCAACTTCGCCCAAACGGGTTTGATAAATATTGAAAAGAAATCGAGCAGAATTTTCTCCTGTTTTTGAACCACGTTGATTATCAACTAAATCTGCTTCTGCAGAAAGTGGACCCATACGTGCTGGGTCAATCATGGATACCATACGAAAAGCTGCACCATAAAGAACAACATCTTCTGCATACGATGGCATACCAGTTACAGTTGATAATTCTTGTGACGTAGATGCTGTAGTACTAATATCAAATAAAGTTGGGCGCTTTGCATAGGCAACGTTAACTGTACGTCCAGGAACAATTGGTGAGTAAACGCTAAGGCTATGACCAAATGCTGTTCCATCTCCAAATGCTGTTGGATTAGCAGTTCTATCAATTTGCCATGCACGTACTGGCAGCCATTCTTTAGATGGACCAATAACGGAATGTGTTACAGAAAGAATTTGTTCAGCAGCCACTGGTAAAGAGTAAGTTGTTTTTGCTGCAACGTATGAAAATGAATATGCACCTACACCAAATACTTGTGGATACATAGCATCAATAGTGTTGTTAATAGCTTTTTTAATTTCATAACGTGGGTAAAGTGGAGAAACTGTTACCTTAGATAAATTTGCATGTGTTGTGGCATTTGTTCCACGTTGTCCTCTGCCCCATGGGGCAAGTGTTGCTGTGTTATCAGCACTGCTAATTGAAGATACATAAACAATTTCTTCATCAATTTGCAAAAAACCACGGCTTACTACTGTTGCATCAGATAAAGATAATGTAGTTGTTGTTGCATTTGTAACAGCACCAGTAAGCCAAGTTGTTGATTCTGTATTCATAGTAAAACCATGAAGCAATGTTTCAACACGGTCAGTAAGTTGTTCAAGCGTACTCATATATTTATGCTCCTTAATGCTGCTGTTGGTGCAGTGTTAACGGTGCCAGCAAGTTCATTGCAAATTGCATTAAACCCTTTGAAGTTTGCTGGAGTACGAAGTGGGTCTGCTTTTAAATTAAGGGCATGTACTGTTTCAAGTTGTGCTGGAAAAACTGGTTGAGATATTTCTCCAAAAGTAATGTTGTCTGTTCCAATAACAATGGAACCATTAACTCCAGTTCCGGTGGCGTTCATACGAAAATACTTTCCAATGTTTACAGTTCCTGCTTGAATTGGACCAAAGTAATCACCAATAGAAACCATTGCAGCACGTGTTCCATTGTCGTAATCTGTTGAACGAGTTACTACCCATTTAGTTGATGCGCTACCAAGACTTGTTACTATGTAAATTCCATTAGTCTTAGAATCTGTATTAGCAATATATGCAACACGTTCACCTAATGCCATGGCGTGTCCATCTACTGTGTAACCAGCTCCATTTGTTGCTGCAGTAATAGTTGCACCAACACCAGTACCACCATCGGCACCTGTTGTTCCTGGTGCATAAACACCAGTGGTTGGAGAACTAACTACAGCATGAACTGTTGTATGCCAATTTATATTAAGCCATTGATTAGCAGCACCAGCTTCTTCAAGAAAAGCAGTACGGGCTGGATATGTACCAGCATTACCAAGCCTATTTAACTCAGCTACAAGCGTGCTTCCTACATATCCAGTTGCCATAATTACTTGCCTTTCTTTTGTGCTGCTCTCATATTATCTACAAGATTAGGATATTTTCTACCAGCTTTTTTAGCAGCAGCTTTAGCTGATGCTTTAGCAGCAGGTGATAATGGTGTAGATTTTTTATTAGGATTTTTTGTATCCCACACTTCTTTTTTCATTTATTTCCTTTATTTCTTTTGGAAATAGCAGCAGCTTTTGATTTAGCATCTGCTTTTGATGATGCACCCCAAGCTTGAAGCGATAGCAATAAGCGTGTAGGTTCTCCATTAGGTTTGCGTTCAGGCCCAGGCATACCGCCCATACGGGCTAGAAAAGATGCTCTGCGTGGGTTATCTCCAGATTTAACAGGAGCTTTAAGATTATGACCTTCTGCTTTGGCAGAAGCTCTGCCCTTAGCATTTAATCCACCAGTAGGTGACTTGCCCTCTTTACGTTGCCAAGCTGGGGATTTTGCCATTTACTTACCCTTTTTTCCTAATACTTTTTTAAGATTTGGATTTGCTTTTTTTGCAGAAGTGGATGCATTACGTGCACCTGCTGCAAGAATTGCTCCTGCATTTTTCATTGGGATTCCTTGTTTTTTGCTAATGTTTTTTTGAGCAGCAGCAAAACCCATTCCCTTTTTAACTGCCATTACTTTTGACCAAGGGTTGTTGGCTTATAAACTTCTGAACCCATGATTCCGTAAGGATTTACTGTTCCAAAATTATCATCTTGATTTGTTTGAGGACTTCCGCATCCGCATGTTGTGCACATGATTACTTGCCTTTCTTCATCATCATTGCTAAACCAGCTTTCATTTCTTTAGCTTTTGTAGCTTTTGGTTCAGCTTTTTCCTGCATTGCATAAGCCTTCTTCTTCATTGCTGGTGTAATTTTCTTTTTTGCCATTGCCATGTTATTCCCCTTTTGTGTGATTACTTTGATGTTTCCACCTACACTAATTGTGTAATCGGCAGAAATTCTTATTGCCTTACGTGCAGCAGATTCTGCTGACTTTATAGAAGTTCTATTAAAACCAGTGGCTAATGCACCAAGGGCTATATCGCCTCCACTACCTACTGAATATAATCCACGGTCATCACGTGACCACATAAAACTTTCATCAATTTCATAAATAATTCCGTTTAAACACAAAAGAGCATCAAACCCAAAATCAGAATCTTTTGTTTTATCTGGGGAATAACCTTGCTCAAGCATTGTCCACCTAAGCGATGGCAATACCTTGGATTGTACAAAAGCGTTAAGTGACATTGTTTTAATTAACTTTGGTGGATTCCATAAAAACTCTGCTATATTTCCAGCAATAGCATCACCAGCAAAAGCAAATACATACTCACCTTTGCGTACAACTTTATTAATATCTTTTGAATAATATGGTTTGTCATTATACGTAGTCATGGAATCTGCAGCTATTACAGCCCAACCTTTTCCCTGAATACCTACAATGGCAGTCATATCTATCCTTTAAAACTATTAGTGTTGGCATCAAAAGCTTTGCCAACTTTATTGGAATCATCTATTGCTTTTTGAATTTGTTTGCTAGAAGTTCCTGCTGGTTGTATTCCTTGCCTACGGGCAGACTTATAAAGGTCTAGTTCTCTATTCCATTTTTTTTGTGACATAGAATCAGCACGCCCAGCATCGCCTGTTCCTAATTCAAGTGTACTTATTTTGCACCCAAAACATCCTTCAACAAACTCTGGATGTTTTTGTATTCTATGCAAACTCATATTGTTGTTATATTACTTCCGTAGTTGCCACCAATATTTGAATCGGTAAGTCTTGTTTTTGTTTTTTCATCTATAATATATTCATGCCCACCAAGATAAACTTCTGAAGCTGTAGCCATTTCAGTTTGACTAGGAAAGCGGTAAGATGAATACTGTCCATCAATCATCATGACAGTAACCCCACGATGAATACCATAACGAATAAATAATCTATCCCAACCCATAGGTGTTTCAAATACTGTAGGTGGTACAAATCTGTACTGCGCCATGGTTTCTCCTTATTAATATAGAGAGGGGGCAAGTTGCCCCACCCCCTCAACTACTGTTTCTTTATGCAGAAATGGATGAACCAGTTTCAATGCGGTAAAGAGCAGCTTCACGATAACGAGCGAAGCCAAGTACGCCATACCATCCGATAGGACGGAAACGCATCAAACGGTCAACGACTGGTCCGATAACAACGTTTGGTTCCTGCGCTACTGCCTCAGCAAGTGCTTGCTTTCCAGCAAGGATTGTGCGGTAGTTAGCAGCCACTGGAGTTACGGTTATAGTGGTTGTCGCTGTAACAGCACCAGAGTGTGCTGTGTCAACTGTGATGGTTGTTGTTGAACCTGATGTAACCAAAGATGTAATCTTTGCACCAGATGCAATACCTGTACCTGAAACCTTATCTCCTGCTTCTGCAGAAGTAGCGATAACAGATGATGAAGCCACACCAAATGTGTATGCAGCAGATGCTGCAGCAACAGTTACTGCAGTTGTAGCAAGTGCTGACTGGTCAGCACCATCTACGCCACGGTACATACGAGGGGTTTCTACAAAGTAGGCACCTTCAAATGTTCCAATGGTTCCAGGCCAGAACTGACCTGTACCTGTTTCTGCATACTTGTGCATGTCATTCCATCCACCAACACCAGTTTCAGCACGAAGGTCGTGTGAAACTTCTGGGTGGATACCGCACCAATAAAGTGCACCTTCACGTGGTACAGCTTTGTTTGAACGCAACTTAGCAACAGCCTTACGGATGTTTGCAGCAGTGATTGTGTCAGTTGCTGTAATTGTTGCAGTTGATGTACGGCTTCCACCGTAAATTACGTTGGTTCCTTGGCGCAATGATTCCATTGCAATCTTGTCTAGCGAGTCTGCCATGTTGAACGCGATGATGTCAGCAACTGCTGGGTCAACATCTGAGAGTGAGAACAACTGCAACTTGCGAGTTACAAGTGAAGCGTTTCCATATTCAGCAAGTGAAACAGAAACGGTAGAAACATCTGGCAGAGCAACAGCATCTGGGTCAGTTGATTCTGATGATAAAGACGATGTAACAGGTGACAAATCGTTGTAGAGTGAGAATACAACGCTTGAACCTGGCATCGCCTGTTGAGCTGGGCGCTTGTCTGCCACTGAACGAATCAATGGTTGAGCACGAAGCGCGAACTCTACATAGCGGTCATAAGCAGTTTTGATTAAACCCGCAATAGCGGATGTATCTGTATAAACTGTAGCCATAGTTCACCTCCTTGGTGATTGGTAGTTGTTAGTTATAAGTTGTTATACCAAGGATTTTACTTAAATCAGCAGCACTTGCAGCATTAAGAATTTTGGAAAGTGAATCTTCATCAACACTTGGTGGTGTTCCCGAAGAAATAACATTGTTAATTCTTGATTGTGCACTTGCATCAGGTACATTTTTTTCCTGAACATCGTCAGGTTCTGCTGGCTTTGCACCAAATACATCGCCGTATTCTTCAAGCCATGCTGACACGGCTTCCTCTGTCATATCAATGTCCTGAGGTATAAATGCTGCGACTTTTGGGTTGATACCCTTTGCTGATAAAACATCCTTGACGGTACGTTGACGAGCTTGAACTCTGAACGTATTTGCTTCTTGTTCAAGGTCTTTCAAACGTTTTTCTAATGTTCGATTAACCTTGCGTAGTTGCTTTACGACATCTCCAGATTCTTCTGTGAAGTCATCTTCGTCATCGTATTCGTAATTGGTAGCCATCTACCTATCTCCCTTAGTTAGTTGTATTCACAATCCACAAATATGATTTGGGGAAACCACATTGGCTATTGCTACCAGACTCTTACTCCCCCCTGGGCTGGTCGGTCAGGGTGGGGATTCTTTTATACTCCGCTTTCGCTGCGAAGTGACATGGTGCCTAAGCCAGAATTACCACTAAAGCGTGATATTTCGCGTTGAGCACGTAGTTGAGATTGAAGCATCTCTGATTGATTTTGTTCAAGAATTGTTTTAATGGCAGATATATCATTGCCACTCTTATCTGTTCCTTCAATATCTTCAAGGCGACCTTGTTGTTGTGCAAAGTTAAATGCTTTACCAAATTCTGCTTTAAGAGCAGTCAAATCTTGTTTGCCAGAGGCATTGATAAATGACTCGGCAACTCCGGCACCAACATTTTTAAATCCTGCTTGGTCTGCTGCAGCACCAATTTCGGCTGCACGAACTTCTTTGTTAACAAGTTCTATGCCAACCTTAGGGTCAAGCAACCAAGTAATCGCTGTGCTTGGACTAATTTGATAGTAATTTTGGAGAGCAGCCATTACATCAGTATTTTTACTTACTCTATCTGCTGCTGTAGACACACGACTTTCAAACTCCGAAGGTGACACTTGGTTAGCAATAAGCCCACCAAGTCTTTCACGTGTTCCAAGAACATCATTGTTTAAACCATAGGCACGCAATGTCTGCTGATAACCGCGTTCCATTGAAATATATGTAGCTTCATTGATAGCCATGTTCTTATCTTGTAAAGCTTTCATACCAGGAAAACGTTGTGCATATTCTGGTGTTTTAAGAATGTTAATTTTTATTTGCGAAGCAGTTAAATCTTGTTTAATATACTCATCCATTACATCAGCCAAAGAATCAAGACCAGCAAATTTAAGATTAGCTTTGAAATCTTCAAGTGCAGTAGTATTTGCTAAACGTTTGTCATTTTTTCTTTGTTCATCTGCTTCTGCTTGT